TGGCTACGAGCGTTATGTGCCCAGCCTCTACGAGTGCACCGATATTAGCACCAGCGAACTCTGATTCGCTAACGACATCACCCTCTTGGTGATCAGCAATCATGTTGGTCAAGATCTTGTATTCAGCCATGTTGTCTCCTATGCGTACACGGTCAATGATAGTTCAATTTGCAAGAACTCTGCATCGTTAGATGAAAGACTTGAAATATCCGTACTGTCGGAGAGTATCAAAGTTTGCGCTACGCCACCGAGGCTTGTGTCGCCTTCAATCGCCGCACGAATGCTTGTAGCACCTGAGAAGGAGAGGTAACCGTCTAGTTGCTGATGAGCGACACGGTCAAGGTACCTGCCGACAACCACAAGGATTGACCAATCCATTTCAACGTTGCCTCCGTTGAATGCTCGATGATAGTTAATACTATTCAGCGAAGGGTATGCGACTGGTGGGTTGAGTTGTTCTGGCTGATAGTTGAATACACGCAATCCGCTGATCGTTTGAAGCCTCGTCTTGATTCCGTCAGCGACTTGAGAAACTGTCGCCGGCATCAAGCAACTCCGAGCTTCCGATATGGGGAAAGAAGGTCACGAACGTCTGGATCTACTGCACGAACTTGTATCGCCATGTCGTTGAATCCGATTACGCCGAGAGCCGCGTTATACCGTGCGAAGCCACGAATGGACAGCAGGACACAGGCTTCTCGCACATCGTCAGGAACGCTAGGCCAGCCCCAAGTGGCAGATATTTGTACGCTTGGAGGGTTCGGCAATCCAAAGATCGGGAATGTCTTGCTTCCGATAGCCGTCGCTCTACGGTACGGCCTGCCTTGCAAGGTGCGATCTAGAGGCTCAAGTTGGTAGTCCGTGCCAGCAGTCCAAGTTGTCTCAAATGTGCCGTCGCCGTCGTTGTCCGTCTTGATGTAAGTAATCGATGCGGCGTCAGGGAAAGACACACGATATTCGTTGTAAGGATAAAGATTCACAACTTGTGCCGTCTGGTAAAAGAACGTGGCACAGTAGCCGTCAATTCGCCGGGAAGCTCCTTCAATGGCGTTCTCTAACAGCGTGTCATCAGTTGAGTCCGTCAGGCGCAATACGGCCTTGACTTCAGCAAGCGTGGCATAGCCGTTAGTTATGGCCATTATTCGCCTCGCTTCTTAGGCTTCTTAACCGTTGCTCGTTCTGATTCTGGCTCAATAGCCGCAGATTCAACTCCGTAGCCAAGCGAAGCAAGGACTACATCAACCTGTGCTACACGGTCTTTTCTGCCACGGCGCACATAACCTTCACGCTCGATTAACAGGGATTCAATTTCTTTCATAACTTCTCCAATAAATGCTAAAGGGTTGCTGATACTCCCGACAGAATATCAGCAACCCAGAAGCGATAGGAACGGATTCCTACTTCATGTTGATCACGAAAAGATCAAATTAGAAAGTAGGTGTTACCAATCCCGTGCCGTTGATCTGTGCCCAAGCATTTGGGTAACGGTTTGCGGTGAAAGCCGCGTAGCCGTACACGATCATCGTGATCTCAAGTTTCTGAGACTGTGGTTGCTCAAAGCGCAACATCATTGGGGAATCTTCCCACAGGTGAAGTTCCTGTGCGTTACCCACATAGATGGTGTCTTGGTTGGTGCCTGCACCTTGCGCTACCGAAACGGTTGCGTCGGTCACGACAGGCAAGCCTGCGATCGAGTAGCCACTGTTTCCGTACTGAACTGCGCCTGAGCCGTAACCCATTGGGTTCATGGCAACAGGTGTTGGTACAACCAATGGACGGTTCTGGCCATCAAGTGCAGACATGAACCAAGCCAAACGGCGTGGGTGCATGATGATCACGTTTGGACCAGCGTAGAACGTGGTCTGAACTTTCTGAATCGCATCCAAGAGCTTCGGATAGATCTCAGCAACGGTTGGTGAAGCGTCAGTGTAGGTAACTGACTGTCCTGCTGATGCAAGAAGTTCAGCAACTACTGCTGTGTTCAACGTTGTGTTGTAGGCATTCTGAAGGTCAGCCATTACCAACGAATCAATGTTGGTACCACGCTCAATCGCCTGACGGGAAACGTTCTGTTGACCGGCATAGGTGTTGATTGAGATGTCCAACTTCGTGTCGTCCATGTCAGTTTCCTGAACGGCAGCCTTTTCAGTCTGCGCGGCTACTGCTGAACCAGTGGTGATCTTGCTCAATGAGATCGTCAAACCTGCGGCTGGCAAGGAATGCTTACGTGCGATATCCGCAGTAGGGCGTCCTGCTCGTGCCAAAGGTGCAACGAGATCGGTCAAGAATTGCGGAACGACGAGTCCAGCAAAGTTGCCACTGTTCACGTCACGACGCTCTACACGCTCTTCGTTCATGTGACGAGTGATTCGTGCCTGTGCGTCAAAGTCGCCCAAAACTTGCGAACGGAATGCGTCTGCAAGGAATGAGTTGTCTGCGTTTGGTGAATAGGTGCGTGGTTCTGACTTAACGACAGCAACCGATTGCTCGATCTTGTTTTCAGCACGAACCTCAGCAGCCTTTGCCGAACGAGCCTCAAGCTCTTCGTGGCGTGAGATTTGATCGTCAAGATCACGTACTTCGTCAAGATGCTTTGCAATTTCTGCATCTTCTTCTTTGCTCAAGTCACGGGTTTCTACCTGTGCTTGTGCTACCAATGCGTCTGCGGACGCAAGTGCGGCCTGACGCTTTTCCTTAAGTGTTTCTGAATATTTCATTGCTACTCCCATAGGGTTGTTGATGGAAAGTAGTGGTGTCTTGTCAGCCCGGCTACTTGTGTCTTGCAATAGCCAACTGATTCTTGCGAAGCAAAAGACTACTTGCTGTGTCAACAGTACCTATTTCTTTGCGACTTCGCAACTCGGCTACTGTCTCCTCGTAGGCAGGGAAGGTCACGATGGAAACATCGTAGAGTTGAACTTCTTTTAGATCACGGGTTGATCGATCTTTTGCCCATGCGTCCTTGATGGTTCGGAAGGCGAAGGACATCTGGTTCATGTCGCCACGGCGCATTGCGGAGATAACTCTCGCCGCGTCTGGGTTGCTTGGATCAAGGTCTGCTTCAACGAATAGGCCACGCTCGTCTTCTACGAGTGACAACGTTCCCGACTTTGTCCGTGCCAGTGGGATACCTTCGTGGTCAATCAGCAGTCGAACATCGGCACCGTCTTTGAGTGTCTTTGTGAAAGCACCACGCTTAACGAACTCTGTCCAAGGCAAAGGCTCTGACGGTGAATCAAAGACTGCGGCATAACCAGTGAGGGTTGAACCGTCTGAATTAGCCCGAAGCTCTAGATTGCTGTAAGCAACGGAACGGTTCTCGTTATGAACCGGTAACCAACCTGAATTGTTATTGAGCATCGTCATCGTTCACCTCTGGTTCGCCATCATAGTCAGAAACGGAACGTTCCTGTTTCGGCTCTTGTGCAGTGATCTGGAATCTTTTCTTATCTAATACATCAAGTGAAGGAATCTTCATTTTCCAATCTTTCCTGCTATTGCTTTAACCGTGTTTGAACTCATATACAAACCAGATCCAGCGTCTTGAAATCCCATATTTTGCCAATACATTAATGCTTCGGAATCTAGAGGTTGCAAGGCTAGGCCTCCTCCGTTTTTGGCCGCGTATCTAATCACGCTTCCGAAGAGTGTGCTTCCTGCTCCGTCAACAATTCCAGTAGTTCCGAGGAATCTCATTTCAATTACCGGTTCAGGAACTCCTAATGCCCGATTAGGATCTCTTGTAAAATTCACTGCACCAGCGATATGACCGTCTTGATTGGTCAACGTTGTAGTTACAGTTGATTTACTCCAACTTTCAACAGCCGCATCGGTCATATCCCAACCCGGATCTCCTTCTGCTGGCTGATAATCTTGACGCATTAAACGAAGTGTGTCTCTTGCTATCAAACCTTCTTCAAGTGACTCAATATCCATAGAATCAAGTCCCTCTTGGTTGATCAACGCATCTTCTTTTTCAGATATTTTTCTTGCGATGCGATTGACTTCTTTAGAACTTATTGCTTCAGTAGATATTGTTTCTTCTGGAATATCGTATTCATCTCCGTATTCGGACATATCTCCAGTGCTATTACTGCTTCCGAAACGGCCTAACTTGTCTCTCGGTTGTTCACGGCTTTCTTCCAATTGTGCGACTATCCGTTCTGCGTAACTCTTCGCTCGACTAGCGGAAGCCTTAGAACTGCCACCTCCCCAAAGCAACATCGCTACGAGGCCTGCCGTGATCTCGTCCCCCTGAACTGCGTCAAGATCAACCGTGTGCCGCGCAATCCAAGGAGAAATCTTGCGCCACTTTTCAGGGGAAAGAGCTTCTCCGTTCGCCATCTTCCGTGCGTCTTCAACAGTTTGAGGCCGCAGTCCGTCTCCTGAATATCCTTCTTCATGCAAAGCCAAGCCTCGTCGAGCAGATGCCTTCATGAACGCTGGCGCAACGAGGTTGACAGAAGCTCTTGTGTTGTATTCGGCTGGTTCTTCCTCTGGTTCTCCGTCAACAAACTTGATGCCGGCGACAGGAAGAAGTGATTCTTCAATGATCCAGAGTTTGCAAATAGCGAGTGGCTTTATCTGCCCTTCAACGATCTCGCAACGTTGTCCACCTTCGTAGAACACACAGTTAGCGCAGATCAGTCCTTCATCTTGGAACGGAGAAACT